CTACCTCCAGTTCATACTGGATGATAGCTTTAGTGTTACGTCTAACCTCTCGGTTAGCTTGCTTTTTGATGTAAGTATTAGCTGTTGTCTTGTTGCTATGCTTACGTTCACCAAGGTTATACTTAGCTTGGCTTACCCAATAGGTTCTGATGTTAAGTCTCATAAGGGTAGCTCCACTTGTTGATCGTTGTTGTAGTGTAGATGTAAAGTTACATAACCATTACGTTTGAGGTACTCAGTGTCGAGTACTGACATTACACTTCCGTTGTAGCTAGACGTGTTGTCGATAATAACAACATCATGGCCTACCATGTAATCATAAACAGCATCAGATTGGCTTAGATACGAACGACGACGAGGTTTCACATTTATAGATTTGTTGAGTTCGAGGTCTTGTAAACTTGACAGTGATGTCCATTGGTTAGTTAGCTTCATAGGGATTTCCTCCGCTTGGTTGAAATTAAAACTTTCGAAAAATCGAGTTTTCTGTATCGCAGATCGGCAAAAAAGTGTCAAGTTTCGCCCTGCCAAGTCAAAGAGTTATGCAACTAGTTAATAGGGGGGATATTTTAGATAAGAGATATGGCAGAATAACTAGCAATTTAACTAGTAGTAAGTATATGATATTATTAGGTTTATTTTCTGTAACCTTACAACTAGTTAGATTAGTTAGAAATAAATAATAATAAGGCCTGCCTAGTGGAGTATATATTATGTCAAGTTATGTATATGGCCATATAATCTCTACAGGGGAAGGGTCATTAAATAAATCTAACTAATCTAACTATTCTAACTAATATAACTGTATACTTTTAGCGAATATGTATGGTTTATAGGGGTTTACGGAGTGTAAGGTGTAAGGTTTTGAGACAGTAAGAAATCTAACTAGTTTAACTAATCTAACTAACTGTAAGGTTTGGCTTAACTAGCACTATAACACCCTATCTGCCCCTAATGTGGCTCTTGATGGTCTCGCGCGTGACTCTATAAACCCCCGACGAATGGCGAACATAGTGAGCAACAAAACAATAGACAAAGAAATACCCTGCTAGATTGCTCTAACAGGGTTGATTGGTGTTATTTGTCGATGTATATGATTACACCTTGGAGTATTGCTACTATTGCTACTAAGAATGATGACAACATCATGCCTAAATCGTAGAACATGTATGATAGTACTGTTGCGGCTATCATTAGGATTACTAGTAGTGTCATTTTTAATCTATATAATGTCATTTTGTTATTCCTTGTTTGATTAGTTGAGTAGGGCGACTTGCGCCGCCCTACCTGTTGGTTGATTAGAACTTAAACTTAGGCTTCGCAGATGACTTAGGTCTCTCCGCCTCTACATCTACCTTGGCTATCGACAGTTTGCCGAATTTGTATGCGAAGGCCATTGTCTCTGCGGCTTCTATCATACTCTGCTTGCGAAGTTCGGTTATGAACTGTGCCTGAAAGGCCAATTTTGTGTCGACTGCTTTCTTGTTAAGATCACGATACTCATTATATCGTTTCTTAAGAGCCGCGCTCATTGTGTCCACATCTACTTCATGCCAAGTTAAGTTAGTTTTTGAATTAGCCATTGCTAATCTCCTTTAGTTTGGTGCAGTGCCACCTTTCAAAGAACTGTCTGTTGGGTCACTGTCCCTGTCGACAATTATCTTTTCCCATATTAATTTAAAAATGTAAAGTTTCGCTACCTTTGCCCTTGTTTATAAAGAGTTTTATTTTTAAGGGGTAGGGGGGAGGGGGGGTAGTCGGACTGGCAAATTTTCGTGCCCCCCTTAATATAGTAAACCTCTCATAGCACGACCCAAAAAAAGGAAGGTGTAAAGTTTGTATACTTTGTAATTAAATTTGCTTGCCGATTCCGCACAATGCACCTATAGTTGCCACAAAGAGAGGTATCAAAATGGATAACCTACCATTATTTCACACCAAGTGGTCTGACCGCTTAGCCTTTGACATAGCATTAATGCTTGAGGGCAGCGGTGAAACAGTCGACGAAGTTAAACAGCGCCATAAAGTAAGTGGTCAAGATATATCTGGGTACAAGAATGACCCGGTATTTATGAAGCGTGTAAGCGCATATCGGGACGATATTAAGGAAAAAGGCCTTACTTTTAAGCTAAAAGCGCGTGCTCAAGCAGAAGAATTGCTTACTACTTCGTGGACTTTAATACACAATCCAGACGTATCTGCTGCTGTTAAAGCGGATTTAATTAAGTCTACAGTTAAGTGGGCGGGGTTAGAAACTAAAGCAGACGATGGAGATGCAGGTGCAGCTGGTGGAGTTAAGATAACTATAAATCTAGGTGGTCAGGATAAAACTATGACAGTGGATCATGAAGTAGAAGACGTTGAGGTTTCTAATGTTGGATAAGTTTGACGGAGATTATAAAGGGTTTCCTGCAGCTAGGTTCAATAACGTAACAGACTACAATACATTTAGACTACTGCTTATTCGCGCAGGATATTCATTTAAGACTGCGATTATACCAGCGAAGAAAAATCGTAGAGCTAGGGAGATAATTATAATGTTGCTTCATACTATACCTCCGGAGGTTTCTAATGGCACTTGACATAAGTTACACTCCTCCTGCTACAGGCGAGAAGTTTATGAACTCGGAAAAAAAGATGCGGGTGCTTATGGGGCCAGTTGGCTCCGGTAAGTCCGTGACTTGTTCATTTGAAATTATACGGCGCGCTTCTATGCAGAAACCTGACGCTACAGGTAAGCGGCGAACTCGTGCAGCTGTTGTTCGTGAGACTGCCAGGCAGCTACAGGATACAGTTATTAAAACTTTTCTTGACTGGTTTCCCCCTGGTGTGTGCGGACGTTACATGCGTACGACTAAAACTTATTTTTTTGAGGTCGGTGATGTTGAGTGTGAGATAATGTTTCGTGCACTGGACGATGCAGATGATGTAGCTAACCTTAACTCTTTAGAGCTTTCGTTTGCGTGGTTCAACGAGTGTAGAGATATACACCCTGACATTGTTGATGCGATGTCTAAACGTATTGGGCGTTTTCCTAGTTCTAAAGACGGCGGCCCAACGTGGTATGGTATGTGGGGTGACACAAACCCGCCAACCATGGATACGTGGTGGTACTATCAGATGGAACAGATTGACCCTAAAGATGGAGTAGGTACTAATGATAACGGTTGGGACGTATTTAAACAGCCAAGCGGACGAAGTGCGTTTGCTGAGAACATTGAGAATTTACCTGACCAATATTATGATACACAGGGGCGTAGTGAAGAATATATCCGTGTATTTATTGATGGTGACTACGGCCTAAGCTCTGCAGGTCAGCCTGTGTATAAGTATTTTAGGCCAGATTATCATATGGGTAAGGGTTCTTTGCGCCCTATTAGTAACGGCGTAAGACCTATTGTAGTTGGTATGGATTTAGGGTTGACTCCAGCAGCAATTATAGGGCAACAAGACCCCCGTGGACGAGTCCTTGTATATGACGAAGCTGTTAGTTTTGACATGGGCGTGCAAAGATTCGTTCGCACGATACTAAAACCCCTGTTATATGAGCGTTTTTCCGGTATTCCTGTGATTATTGTGGTCGATCCGGCAGGTGTACAGCGTGCACAGACCGACGAACGTAGTGCTGTGGACATCATAAAAGCAGAGGGATTACGCGTTATTGCCGCTAAAACTAACAATGTTAGTGCAAGACTTAGCTCAGTAGACGATTTTCTTATGCGACAAGTAGATGGTGACAGTGCATTTGTAGTAGACCCTCGTTGTTCACAGCTAAAAGCTGCGATGATGGGCGGGTATAGGTTTCATAAAAAGAATGGGACTATAGATAAAAACAAACATAGCCACGTTGCCGAAGCCTTACAGTACTTTATGTTACATGTAGGCTCTGCGTCTGATGGAGATTTACTAGCTAGGCGTAGGGAAATAAAGACTGTATCAGCAGGAGGATGGACATGACAAGACTTGACACATTATATTGTGTGTGTTACGCCATAGGCGTGTTACTACACAAGCTCTCCCTCTCAGGCTTGTTTTTATGACTATTTTACCCCCGTCATCTCCTCATCACTGGCGGGGGTTTCTTTTACTTGCATGAAAACTTGACTCGATGTATAACTATATACATATTGTAAAAGGAGTACATACAATGCCTAAAGGAAAACCAATGGGTTACGGTAAACCAACCAAGAAAATTAAAACAGGTAAGTAAATATGGCAGGTCTTTCAATGTTACGTGTTGTTAGCAATGATGATATGGTAAAAGCTGAAGAAGCAAAAATCCGTAGTGATATGGAAGAGCGCCAAAATAGTGAGCTTATACTAGGTCTTGCCGCACATGTTAAATCATGTTGGAATCCTGCACGTATAGCTAAGAAGCCTATAGAAACCATAATGTTACGTGCCCTTAGGCAACGTAACGGTGAGTATGAAGCTGACAAACTTAGTCAGATCAAAGCTCAGGGCGGCTCAGAAGTATACATGATGATAACAGAAGTTAAGTGTCGTGGTGCAGAGAGTTGGCTCAGAGATATATTGTTGGATACGGGTTCTCCTCCCTGGGACTTAACTCCTACACCAATCCCTGACCTTGGCCCTGAGCAAGAAGAAAAAATAAAAAACATTTTTGCGCAGAGCGTAATAAAAGTTTTAGAATCTTCAGGTCAAGCGCCTACTATAGAAGAAATGGCAGAGCTTGAAGAAGTTGCCGCACAAGATTTTAGATTTGCTGTATTACAAGAAGCTCAGAATCGTGCTGACAAAATGAAATTAAAAATTAGCGATCAGTTTGCGCAAGGCGGATGGGCTGATGCGTTTGATGAATTTATTACTGACATGGTTACTTACCCGTCAGCCTTTATAAAAGGCCCAGTAGTACGACGACAACGTGTTTTAGGTTATAGTCGAGCGTCAGATGGCACTACTATTGTAGAAGGAACTGAACGTTTAGGCCCTGAGTATGAACGTGTTAATCCTTTTAACATATACCCTGAACCAGGTATTACGCATATTAACGAAGGTTATATATTTGAACACCACCCTATGAGTCGTAGCCAGCTAGCTGATCTTATTGGTGTTCCCGGTTATGATGAGGATGCTGTAAGAGAAGTTTTAAAAATTGGTAACGGTCAGTCTTGGATTAACGAAGACACTAAGTTACAAGAAGAAGAGCAAGAACGTAAGTATTATTCTTATGAATCTCCTACAGAAACCTTTGATGCTTTAGAGTTTTGGGGTAAAGTTAGTGGTAAAATGTTACTAGACTGGGGTTTATCAGAAGAAGATATACCTGATCCTGCTAAAGAATACGATGCAAA